GCCCCGCCCAGCTTGACGCGCGCGAAGTAGAACGAGAGGAAGTCGCTGTTGATCGCCGAGGTGAGTTTCAGGAACACCTGGATGTCCGCCTCGGTTTCGTTCAAGAAGAGATCCCGGAGAGCGGCACTCTCGAGCGCCGCCGTGAGCTGGCCCGAGACCCGCACCCGGCCCGGGAACACATCGGGCGTCGAGTTGCTGCCGACGACGGGCAGGGTCGTCATCCCGCCCTGATACGTGAAGTTGATCCCGGTGACGATCGCCACGTCGACGCCCGCTACGCGGATGGACCGGGAGACCGCGGCGGCGATCCCGGTCGAGGGCGCGGCCGTGACGGACGTGTAGTAGACCGCTGCCGCCGGGGTCATGTCCTTCCCGAGCACGGTGAAATTCGACCGCGCCAGGCCCGTCGCCGGGAGCTCGATGGCCATCGATTGCACCCGGCAGCCGAGGAAGAGCTCGGACATCGGCGTGGTGAGATCGGGGAACCAGTGCTCGATGCCGAACGAGTCGTTGGTGTGCCCGGTGAGCGGAGTAAAGGTCTTGTCCCCGACGACCGTGGCGGTCACCGAATCCCCGGCCGTCTTGGCAGCCACGACTTCGTCCAAGAGGCCCGACGTGGTCATCACCGTTGCCGAAAGTGCCGTGATCCGGTAGTTGCGGGCGTTGTTCGCCGTCCCGGTCGTGGCCCAGCCGGTCCAGCGGATGACGTCGCCCACCCGGAAGCCGAGCGTGATCCAGTTGGCGGCCGCGGTCGTGAAGGTGCCCGGCGGGCCGGCCGCGGCGGTGACGTCGGTCAGGGCGCCGGAGGCGATGCCGGTCGTGAAATCGCGGCGCATGGCCGCGGCCATCAAGAGCGCGTACGTGCCCGGGGACAATTCGCCGTTGATGGCCCCTTCCACCCGGCGTGAGCCGTGGCGGAAATCGGTGACCTGGTAGTCGGAGACGATTTCCTGAGATTCGTACGTGTCCTTGACGACGTCGAGGGTCGACTCGACGCGCCGGAGCTGCACCGCGCCCGAGACCCCGGGGGCCGTGCCGAAGGTCGTTTCCTTCTTGATCCGGACCTGCTTATTGACGCCTGAGGCGAGTGCCATGATGGAAGCTCCTGTGTGATCGCGATCCTAGGCCAGTGTCTGCACCGTTTCGAGCTGCCATCCCACCTCGAGCGGGACGTGATACCAGTCGTCTTCCCGAAGTCCCCCGTTCCGCCGGCTCCGCGTGATCCGCACCGGCACGGCACCCGCCATGAGCGTCAGGCCGGGCGGGAACTTGAGGAGCACGCTTTCCGCCAACGTGTCCGAGGCGTCCGGGCCCCGGTTCTGCGGGTGGAAGAGATCCACCTGGTAGATCCCGTCCTGGACCACCCACGCCCCCTCCCCGGGTGCCGTCAGGCGCTCGCGGCCGCCGAAGAGGAGCGTCTGCCGGAGCCAAGCCGATCCGATCGGCACTTCAAACGCCGTGTTCTCCCCCGCGCGCTTGGCGGCCACCGGCAACCCCGACACCGTCGCGAGGCGGGCCGCCAAGGCGGCGCGGAGATCAGCCGGCAGGCCCACCGGACGCTCCGGCGATGTGCGCTCCGACCTCGTCGGCGATCTGCTGGCCCGCAGCCAGGGCCAAGCGGATGAAGCCCGCGGGCGCCTGCTTCGACCAGCCGTATTCGAGGCGCCGAATGTAGGGCGCCGTGTTGCTCAGGTACACGAGGTCCCCCGCCTGCGCGCGGAGGACCGCCTCGTCGACCCGGGCCACCGCGGCACCGGGGGACCCGGCCGGGGGATTCGCCGGGATCGCCCCGATCCCGCCGTCCCAATTGGCGCGCGCGAAGCCGGTGTCGATCGGTGTCCCGGGTGAGAACTTCCCGCCGCTGATCGCTTCGTTCGCGAGCGTCTGGCTGAACCCCTGGACCAGCAGGTCGCTCCGCTCGCCGACTTGCGCCTGCCAGCGGGCTAGGTCCGCGGTGAAATCGCCGAGTGTGTCGGTCATCGGGAGAGCGTCACCCGGTAGCCGTAGGTGACGGCCGGATCCGGGGTGGTTGTCGACGCGGGGTCGCCGCCCGGCGACAAGGGCGAGACCGCGAGGACGTGGTAGTCGACGGCGCCCCAGCGCGCCGTCATCGCCGCGAGCGGCGCGAAGGTGAGCCCGTCCGGCAGCACGAACACCGTCCGCGAGCGGTCCCGTATCATCTGCCGGTCTTTGAACGCATCGGCCGGTGAGCCGGACGCGGGGACACCCACGCCGGTCCCGGTCGTCGTCCGCCCGTCCGAGTGGGTGAACACGATCGGACCCCGGGCCGAGGCCGGCGCACGTCGCAGGGCGGAGGCGGCGAGGGCGGCGATGTTCATCCGCGCACCAGGCGGGGCTGGGCCGCGTAGGTCAGCCCCTTCAAGACCGGCCGGATCTCTCGGTTGAGGAAGTCACCGAGTGGCGTCTGACTCGTGGCGCCCTGCTCGAACGTCATCGCGAGCTCGCTGCCGAAACTGATCGACGAGAGCCCCGCGGCGTCCGTCACGGCGGGGTCCACCGTCTGGCCCTGACCGACGCGCCAGATCGCGAGCAGCGCGCACGCGCGCGTCAGGGGCGCTGGGACTTCCGTCGTCAGGTAGTACGTGCCGAGGCTCGGCTTCATGGCTCCACTGCGCGGCCATTCGAGCGCCTGCACCGCGTCCACCCGGTCGCCCACGAAATGCAATTCGTCGAGATCCCGGGTCGCCGTGACGAGGGCCCGGTTCTGCACGTCCGCCTCGGCCCGGAGCCACACGAGCGGCACCGGCAACAGCTCGTCGGCGATCGCGGCGGCCTGGGTGCGATCGGCGTAACTGTTCGCCGAGGCGGAGCCGGGGGTGGTAACGAGGGTGATCGGCATTTACTTCGGCTTCCGCCCGCGCGTTGGTTTCTTCGCGACGACGGGCACCTTCACGGGCGCCTGCACGGCGGCGCCCGCCACGGGCGGCGCTGGGACCGGGGCGCTTGGACTCGGCGGCCCAGCCGTGTGCCACGCCGGATTGAACGTCCGGGCATCGACGATGACCGGCGCGCCCGTCGTGCGGTCATACGCGGTCCAGGTGCGGATCTGCTCGTCGAGTCCCATCAGTCAGCCCTCGCGCGTGGTCTCTACAACACTGAGCCGGGAGGGAGCAGAGGCTCCGCTCCCGGCTCCGGGTTCACACCGTCACCAGCCGACTCAGATTTGTAGCCTTACTGCGAGATTCGGGTTCAGGGTTTTGTAGCCCCAGAGCGCATCGAGCGCCCAGATCGTGGCCCCGGTCCCGCCGTCGCCCCAGATCCGGGAGCGCAGCGACAGTCCGGTGGACTCTTCGACCACGGTGGCGGACTGGATGCCAGGGCCTGCGTCTTCGAGCGGCTGCATCACCAGCGCGAACGCGTCGCGATGGAAGGCGAGGCCGATCGACGTCGCCGAGTCGCTGTCCCACGTGACGGCGGCGCCGGCACCGGAATCGACGGCGATGTTCGGCACGACCTGGACCGCGGTGGCGGGGCCGGTCGAGCCGATCGCGATCGTGGTCTTGACCGTGTACTTCTGGGTGTCGCCCGCGATGATGAGCACGGTGCCCCGGTTGAAGGCCCCCGACCCGGACGTGCCGGTGATCGTGATGCTCGAGGCACCCTTGAGGGCGGTCGTGATCGGCGTGGTGAGCGCCGGCGTGCCGGTGGTGAACGCGGTCGCGTTCTGATTGGGGAAGGTCCGGAAGCCCCACTTGATCCCGAGCTGTCCGTCGCGCTGGAGGTCCGCCTCACCGGCGGTGTTCGCCTGGACGAACGTCGGATTCGACTCGTAGCGCTGCTGGAGGACGCCGTCGACCATGTAGGCGTATTCCGCCGGGTTGACGATCGGCGCCTTGTTGTCGAACAGCATCTTCCGCATCGCCGGGAAGTCCTTGTACGGATCGGTCGCGTCGTCGTCGACGATCCAGGGAATTTCCAGGGCCAGGCTGGCGAGGTCCTGGTCGATCCGGTCCGCGATGGCGTTGGCGACCGGCGCCAAGTGCTCATCGACGAACCGTGCCGGGGTCAGGGTCTTCTCTTTGTCGGTGAGCTTGAACCCGTTGCCGCGCCACTGATCGATGACCAGGTTGTCGTAGTTCGGGGTGACGTCCGCGAACGAGGCGACGGCGATCGGCATGGCCTGCGTCGAGAAGGTCTGCGCGCGCCGGACCTGGACGGTGTCGCCAGTGCCACTCCCTTTGCCGGCGGCGAGATCGCGCTTCACATAGAAGGCCATGCCGAGCCGCTTGTAGAGAATCCGCAGCGCTTCGTTGGCGTAGAAATACGGGTTGTAGGCGAGACCCGCAGTCAGCAGATTGGCCATGAGGAACCGTTCCCGGCGTAGAGGGTGATCAGCTGGTTGTCTTCAGCGACCGGCCCTCAGCCGGTCGAACACGTCACACGGCGTCCACTACCTTCACCTTCGCGTAGTCGCCGCCCACTTGCTTGAGCGCAGCCTGGTATTGCTGGGCGTCCGACGCTTGGTCCCGGGTCAGCGTGATGACGCCCCCCTGGGGCGTGCCCGCCGAGGGCCGGGTACCGGTGCCACTCCCCGGGGCGCCTTCAAAAGCCCCCGCGTAATCCGGGACGGCGCGCAGCTCCTTCAACCGGTCCTCCACCGTGACCAAGGCGTTGGTCGTCGGGTGATACCGGGGTTTCCCGTCCGGCCCC